GAGTCATGCCACCTAAAGTACGGCGCTTTGTTGATAGCTATCGCCATGTTCTCCACCCAATCAGGATGAGACAGAGCATTAAGTCTACGCTTCAACGCCTTCTTAACATTAGGAAAAACATAGTTACCCTTGCAGGCATAACAGTCCTCACACACAGACCCCTTCACCTTCATCAGCTTTGAACCAGTGTGACAGTTCTCCGCTGGTGTTGATGTAGATCTACACGGAACCTTGCTTGGGTTAGCTAGTCCACCCACTGCATCTCGTGCATCAGTTAGTCTACTCATAGCACCTTCTCCACATATCTACGCATAGCATCGTGTCCATCTTTGATAGTATCTAAATAAAACTGATGACTAAATGACCCATCAAAGTAAAGAAGTACCTTGAATTTTTTTCTTCGTGAACGTATAGCGCACTCCTTCATTGCGTCCACTTTTTCTAGTGTCGCCTCCAAGCGTCCACATTCACTTTTCATCCACGTTGGTTGCATCTTTGAATACAACGACTCCTCTATTTTTTCACTCATAACATCTCCTTCAACTCCTTCTTGATACGCCTCGCATCATCACCACGCCACGAGGCAGCGTTCGATAGAAAGTAAAGCACCACACTCCTACCACTGTCAAGGTAATAGTCATCGTCAATGCTGGTCAGGTACTGCATGGCGTCAAGGTATGGCTGTGCATACGGTGACACCTTCGACCACGTAGCGTTAACGTCCCGCGCTATCTCATGTATAGGTCTAGTCATCACTCTTTCTCACCTCTTGCTTACAGTTACAAGTATCCACAAAGTAATGGAAGCTATACCCTGTGACTGTCTCTGGTTTTACATGACAGTATGTACAGAGCAATATGATTCTCTCTTCCATTTGCTCTATCTCATCGGGAAGCATCCTACTCCGCACACTTAACAACAAATCAGAGAACAAATGAGCCAGTATTTTTTTATCCTTTGCACTAGTACGCATTACAACCTCCTTAACTATGAGTGTAACCATCAGTCTCAATGGCGAGCCACATACCACACCACGGCACCACGACTGCACCATCCATACAAAAACCAGACTCAACACTACGCCTAAACTGTAGATAACTTAAGCCTGATTCACCACGTTGCCACACACGCAACAGTGCGCGGCGTTGCTCTTTTGTCAGTACCATCACTTACCTCCTCATCAACGTAGCTTTAACAAGCAATAGTCACTCGACCCATCATCAATACGGTACAAAGAGTATCTACCCTTGAGGTATGTACTTGCCGCCGCAGATGCTCTGGCATGATGCTCTTTCGGAAGACGTATCCAATCGTTGCGCTTCATCTTCTCAAACAAGTCACGCCAATAACTGCCACGATTTCTAAGGTTAAGCGGTTGCGGTGCTTCGGTTGTGAATATTGTATACATAACAGCCTCCTCGCATTTCTTAAATGCATTTAAGTTTTGATAGTGCCGCAGTCGCGGCTATATGACAGAAAGATATATTTCCATCATGCACATATTATCTCATAGCATAATAGCTATGTCAAATAGGATGCCATGAGAGGCCCTGTATGACGCTGTGAGCAACGATAACAAAAGCAAGGGTATGGTACTGGGTAGGAATAGAACGTCGCTGATAGAGCGATTGAGGGCTTCCTGCAGGCACAAAAAAACCCCACCATTGCTGGCAGGGTTTCGGTAGGGGTCAGATTAGCTTGTCAATTCAGCGTAAACGATAAGCAGAAAGCAAGCTATCAGGATTAATCCCATGGTGTCGTTCATGCGGAGAGGTCAAGGGTAGCGATAAACGCGGCGATGTCGTCCTTGGTGTGTCCGTTGCTGAGCGCGTCGCCCATGAACGTCGACCATAGCGTTGCCAGATCCTTGGCATCGTTGGCGGTCGGTTCGGATCCTTCGCCGTCGCCTTCAGCTTTGCCAGCGCTGGGGATACGTAGGGCCTTGGCGAGTGAGTCGATACCCTTTGCGCCCTTGTCCATTTTGGCCTTGACTACTTTCTGACCGGCGGCTGGAGTCTTGACCTTGTGATACTCGCACAGTTTGGCGTCCAGTCCCGTGGCAACCTTGAGGATCGTTCGCACCATTGACGCCATTGAATCCTTTGAGCCATCAGTGCCGGTCAATGTCTCTTTGTATCCGGCAATGTAGTCTTTCATATCCTGCACGGTGTGGATCTTCTTTGCATCGTCCAGCAGCCGAACAGATAACAGTGCGGACTGGTCATTATGGAATTTACCAAACTGTCGGCCAGCGATGAACGGTGCGCTCGTGTTTGATTGTACGTTTTCAGCTTTCATAGTCAGTAACCTTTCATAAAGTCAGTGGGATATACCACCATGCCAACAGTCTGAGGCTTCGTTTTTCAAATGTCAACAGATAAACAGAAAAAATCTTAAATGCATTTAAGAATTGATAGGCCATCAGAACCCATCAATGGCGCTGTGCCGGTCAATAGTGTTGGGCTATATGTGGACCTTCCTCGACTCTCATTCTGCCTAATTCTGCATTGATCATCATAGGCCGGTTCTATTTTGACACCGGGGGAGGGGAATTTTGCAGTTCTGCGCGCGGTGGTAGTACCCAGATACAAAAAAGAGTCAAATTAGGCCATAGTAATTCTAGTAAATTGTCTTTATTTATTAAAAAGTTAGTGCTTACTAACCAGGATTGTGTAATCTGCACTGTAAATACACAGAATCTGCACTGTAAATCTGTTGTAGATTAGGTAATTTTACTCTTTTTACAAATTCTTCTTGACTTTTTACTAAAAATATGATATAATAATACGTATATATAGAACAGTGCAGTTCTTAAGTACAACTAACTACCACTAAACGTACAATTATTAGGAACAAATATAAAAAAGAACCAGAAAACCCAACTAGGTTGAGTCTATATAGTATGGATAACGACAAGAAATCAGGTAATCCTGTTGGTCGCCCTAAAAATTCTTCTGTTTCCTCTAAGAAAAAAGGAGGCAGAAAGGCTGTAGGTAGACCAAAGGGTGACGCAGCTATTATAAATGAGTACAAGGCAAGGATGTTAAACTCTCCTCGTTCTCGTGCCGTAATGGATGCTATATTTCAAGCAGCTACAGACCCAGAACACAAAAATCAAGCAGCAGCGTGGAAGTTAGTTATGGATCGTATTCTTCCTGTTGCTGCTTTTGAAAAGGACATTATCAAAGATGCAGGAAGAAGTGCGATACAGATTAACATCACTGGTGTTGGAACTACGTCTATTACACAAGGAACTGAAACGACAGGGAGCGAAGAAGATTCAGTCGTTGCAGTCCAAGATCCAGAAGATTAAAGAAAGAATCGAACAGCTTACGCATGAAATACTTCACTAAAGAAGAGTTCAACTGCCAACATACTGGTGAGAACCGTATGGAGCAGGACTTCTTAGACAAACTTGACCAACTCAGGGACAACTGTGGTTTCCCTTTTGTTATCACCAGCGGCTACAGAAGCCCTAACCACCCCATAGAAGCTAAAAAGGACGTACCGGGAACCCACGCGCAAGGCATCGCAGCAGACATAAAAATAACAAACGCTGCACATCGGTACACAATAATAAGAGAAGCTCTGTCTATGGGATTTAGTGGTATAGGGGTCGCTGGTGACTTTATTCACGTAGATACACGGGGCACTGTACCCGTCATCTGGACATACTAATGCTATATACTAAAAACGTTAACGTCACAACAACAGATGAGTCTACTATTGTTACTATTCCTAGTGGTTACGTAGCACACTGGAACATGCTCTTCGTGAGTAACTTAGGTGGTTCTACTAACGGTGCTGGTATCTACGTTGCTAAAGCTGATGCCAGTCGTATTGACATCTTAGGTGGCGGTAACGTATCATCTAAAGAGTACATTTTGTTAACTGATGGTGTCTTTGTACTACAAGCTGGTGACGCTATCAAGGCGTACACTACATCGGCAGGAGACATGGAGTTTGTTGTAACCTTTGACTTACTAGAGCAAGCCCCTACCTTTGTAAACTTTAACGGAGCGTAACATGAAGTATTTTTTGGGTATGTTGTTTTTATTTGTTAGTGGTCTTGTTTATCCTGAGACTGTTATTAACTACGACGATGGATCTACGTACACCCTAGAAGAAAACCAAGAGATCTATATTAGCCACCCTAAAGTTCCTCTGTTTACTCGTAGCTTTAGATCTAACAAAGACACTTTCTTTCACGTACAAAAACCTTGGTCTAAGCGTGACTACGTACCTGACGAGGACGGTACAGACGAAATGGCGGTAGGGTCACACGAGTGGTGCAAGGCGTACATTCCGTGGCACGAGGGTTTGACGTTTAACATGCTCTCGTGGCAACGTGCCTGTGACACCAACAAAGACGGTAAGTACGGCTGTGGTGACGAACGCTTTGATAACTCAGATGACGCTGGAGTTTGTAACTAAAAATAGTGACAGACTTAAACGTACAACTGTTGCCGTGGCAGCAGGAAGTCTACTCTGATCCAACACGGTTCAAGGTAGTAGCAGCAGGACGGAGAACAGGGAAGTCCCGTCTAGCTGCTTGGATGTTAATCATCAATGCTTTACAGACCGATAGAGGTCAAGTTTTTTACGTTGCGCCTACGCAGGGCCAAGCAAGAGACATCATGTGGCAAACCCTGCTAGAGCTAGGACACCCTGTTATCTCAGGTTCGCACATAAACAACCTGCAGATCAGGCTGGTCAACGGGGCCACGATTAGTCTCAAGGGAGCCGATAGGCCAGAGACAATGCGTGGTGTGTCCTTGAAGTTTCTCGTGATGGACGAGTACGCAGACATGAAGCCTGACGTATGGGAGCAGATACTCCGTCCAGCACTGGCAGACCAAAAGGGTTCTGCTATGTTCATAGGTACGCCTATGGGACGTAACCACTTCTACGAGTTGTTTAAGTACGCGGAGTTAGGTGACGATGAGACTTACAGGGGCTGGCATTTCACCAGCTACGATAACCCGCTGTTGGACGCCTCTGAAATCGACATGGCGAAGAAATCAATGTCGAGTTACGCCTTTAGACAAGAGTTCATGGCCTCATTTGAAGCCAGAGGCTCAGAGATGTTCAGAGAAGACTGGATACAATTCGGAGAAGAACCGGAAGTTGGCGATTACTACATAGCTGTTGACCTCGCTGGTTTTGAAGAAGTCAACAAGAAACGAACAAAGAACTCTAAATTAGATGAAACCGCAATCGCTGTTGTTAAAGTTAGTCCTGATGGTTGGTACGTTGATAACATTATATATGGGCGGTGGAGCCTTGACGAGACTGCCACCAAGATATTTCAAGCCGTTAGAGACTACAGACCCATTAGCGTTGGTATTGAACGAGGAATTGCAAAGCAAGCAGTAATGAGTCCTTTGTTGGACTTACAGAAGCGTTACGGTACGTTCTTCCGTGTAGAAGAGTTAACCCACGGTAACAAAAAGAAAACAGACAGAGTTATGTGGGCGTTACAAGGACGCTTTGAAAACGGTTACGTACTGTTAAACAAGGGCGAGTGGAACTCAAGATTTTTAGATCAACTGTTTCAGTTCCCAGACCCGCTAACACACGATGACTTGGTTGACGCCTTAGCTTACGTAGATCAGTTAGCACAAGTAGCGTACCACTACGATTTTGAAATTGACGATCACGAAATACTAGACGTAGTAGCAGGATACTAATATGGCAGATGAAATTTTAAACCCAGATCCTCTTATGATTGAGGAATCTTTAGAAGAGTGGGTAATGACCAAGTGTGAAAACTGGCGTGATTACTATGAGTCTAACTACGAAGCAAAGTTTGAAGAGTACTACAGGCTCTGGCGAGGACAGTGGGATCCCGCAGATTCCCAGAGAGGATCAGAGCGGTCCAGAATTATTGCTCCTGCACTACAACAAGCCGTCGAGTCTAACGTAGCAGAACTAGAAGAAGCTACGTTTGGGAGAGGTAAGTGGTTTGATATTGCTGACGACACTAACGACAAAGACAGACAAGATATCCAGTACCTCAGAAAAAAACTTACGGAAGACTTTGACAGCACAAAGGTACGTAAAGCTGTAGCAGAGTGTTTGATTAACTCAGCAGTTTTTGGTACAGGTATCGGTGAAATAGTTCTTGAAGAAATAAAAGAAATGGCTCCTGCAACAGAGTCTATTATGGATGGACAACTACAAGCAGTAGGCGTTAACATTACTGATAGAGTAGTCGTTAAACTTAAACCTATACTTCCTCAAAACTTTCTTATAGATCCTGTAGCAACAACTGTAGAAGATGCTATGGGTGTAGCTATTGACGAGTTTGTGTCTAAGCACCAAGTAGAACTAATGCAGGAACAAGGTATTTATAGAGACGTATACGTTGAGTCTGCAGCACCTGACACAGACCTAGAACCAGATCAAGACCTCACGATCTACAACGATGACAAAGTTAGGTTAACCAAGTACTACGGACTCGTGCCTCGTGAGTTGCTTGAGGCTGAAGACGTAGAAGTAGAAACTGAGTCTATGTACGTTGAGGCTATCGTGGTTATCGCTAACGGTGGTACACTCTTGAAGGCCGAAGCTAACCCGTACATGATGCAAGACCGTCCTGTAGTTGCGTTCCCTTGGGACGTAGTACCCGGAAGGTTCTGGGGTCGTGGTGTGTGTGAGAAGGGCTACAACAGTCAAAAGGCTCTTGACACTGAACTACGCGCACGTATCGACGCCTTGTCACTAACTATTCATCCAATGCTCGCTATTGACGCAACTAGGTTGCCTCGTGGGGCTAAACCAGAAGTACGTCCGGGCAAGATGATTCTAACTAACGGAGATCCTCGTGAAGTACTTCAACCGTTCAACTTTGGGCAAGTGGGTCAGATCACTTTTGCACAAGCTCAGGCGCTTCAACAGATGGTACAGCAAAGTACAGGAGCCGTTGACTCTGCAGGTATTGCTGGTCAAGTTAACGGAGAAGCAACAGCAGCAGGTATAAGTATGTCTCTGGGCGCTATCATCAAGCGTCACAAGCGTACCCTCATTAACTTCCAGCAGTCGTTCCTGTTGCCGTTTGTAACTAAGGCTGCACACAGGTACATGCAGTTTGACCCTGAGAATTACCCTGTAGCTGACTACAAGTTCAACGCTACGTCAACTCTGGGCATCATTGCTAGGGAGTACGAGGTAACGCAACTTGTACAACTGTTGCAGACCATGAAGCAAGACTCTCCAATTTACCCTGTGTTGATCCAGAGCATCATCGACAACATGAACCTGAGTAACCGTGACGAGTTGATTGCATCTATGCAACAGGCATCTCAGCCTAATCCTCAAGCTCAGCAAATGGCTATGGCTGCTCAACAAGCACAAATTGAATTCCAGCAGAGTCAGACTGCAGCACTACAAGCACAAGCCGCTGAGTCTCAAGCCAGAGCAGCTAAGTACGCAATGGAAACACAGCTTGCTCCTGAAGAACTACAAATTGAAAAGATCGAAGCAATCACTAGAAATCTCAAGGAAGGAGATCAAGAAGACAAGGAGTTTGAACGCCGCCTGAAGGTAGCAGACGCCCTACTTAAAGAAAAACAAATAGAAGGAAAACGTCCTAATGCTAATGACACAAACAGAAATGAACCAGTTTCTCAGCCAAATCAACAAAGCCTTTCAAGACCAGTTCGACAGATTGGACTTGCTGGAGAGCCGGGTCAAGGAGTTAGAGGGCCATTTCAATGAGCAAGAAAAAGGATCCAAGACTAGCAAGAGCAGGAGTAAGCGGGTACAACAAACCGAAGAGGACTCCTAGTCATCCTAAAAAATCTCATGTGGTTGTGGCTAAAGAAGGTGACAAAGTTAAAACTATTCGTTTTGGTGAGCAAGGTGCTAAGACTGCTGGTAAACCTAAAGCTGGTGAAGGCGACAAAATGAAAAAGAAACGAGCATCTTTTAAAGCCCGTCACGCTAAAAACATAGCTAAAGGTAAAATGTCTGCAGCTTACTGGGCTGATAAAGTTAAATGGTAAGGAGTTTTAATGAGTTCGTTAGAAGAGTCATATGCTTTAATGGCAAAGGAAGCACTCGGTACTTGTTTTAAATATCATAAATTTCAAAACAATAATAACGAAAATGTATTGCTAATGTTTTCAGGAGGAATGGATAGCGTATCACTAGCTTGGAGCTTATTAGAACACACAAAACAAAACGTACACATACACGCTATACATTTAGATAATTCAGAAAAAAGATGTAAAGCAGAAGCAAAAGCTATTTACGAAAGTATTAACTGGTTAAAAGATAACCAAAGACCTTTTGAGTTTTCTTCTTCTTTTTATGGATGGACAGAACAATACCCCGGTGGTAGAGACATGGCATTAGCTATGTTTCAAGCGGGTAGAGTAATGAATGGAATATCTAAACCTTTTGTTGCTGTTTATACTGGAGACTATAACACAGGAAAAGAAGAAACTACTGAAGCCTACAGTATTTTAAATGCTACAGGAACAGGTAGAAACTTTAATCCTGTGTGGGCAACGCCTTTTGACTTTATGCCTCAAGTATCTTTACAGCGTAGCTTAGGTATTTATTATAGTATGGCAGAACCATTACGAAATATGTATTGGTCTTGTCGTAAACCAAAAGAAACTCCAGAAGGATTTTTAACGTGTGGTGTATGCCATGCGTGTAACCGTCAGTACATAATGAAAAAGGAGATAGACAAATGCCAAAAGTAGGTGGAAAACATTACGCATATACCGCTAAAGGTAAGGCTGCAGCGGCTAAAGCTAAAGCAGCTATGAAGAAAAAGAAGGCTAAGAAACGTGGCTAAACAAGGACTATACGCAAACATCCATGCTAAACGCAAACGTATTAAAGCTGGGTCAGGCGAAAAGATGCGTAAGCCGGGAACAAAAGGCGCTCCTACAGCTAAAGCCTTTAAGAAAGCCAAAAAGACAGCAAAAAAATAATGGTAAAAGTCACATAAAATAAAACTTGACAAACATTTAAAAATATGGTATAATATATACATGTACTTAGTACATACTTTATAAACAATAGAGACAACCCAAGGGGCCTCAAGATGGATCAGGAAACACAACAGTACTACGACAACTACTTTAGTCTTTTTCTTACTGATGGTTGGAAACAGCTTATGCAGGACTTTGGTAACAATGCTCTGCAGATCAACAGTATAGAAGCAACTAAAGATGCTGACGATATGTTCTTTCGCAAGGGACAACTAAACGTATTAGCCCACTTGATTAACATGGAAACTATCGTTAAAACTAACTACGAGGAAGCGTCAAAGACTGAAGAAGAAGATGATTAAAGTATTTGACTTTCGTTGTACTAACGGACATACATTTGAAGAATTTGTAGAGTCAGGTACTACATCCAGTAGGTGCGGGTGTGGTGCTAACGCTACAAAGATTGTTTCAGCTACTCAGCATATCCTAGAAGGGTCATCAGGGGACTTCCCCGGAAGACATATGAAGTGGGTGCGTGAACACGAGAAGGCTGGACAAAAGAGCAGGGAATCTCAACTATAGAGGCAACTCCCATTTAATCCTCCATAACCTAATAATAATAATAGGCGGGGTAAGTTTAGAATGTCACGAGCAACATTAATTGATGAGCGTAAGGAAGAAGATCAGGAACCAACAGACCAACTCGACACACAGGATACTGTAGAGACTCCTCAAGAGGAACAACCTCAACAGCCTGAAGTTCCAGAAAAGTACCGTGGTAAATCTGTCGAAGACCTCGTACAGATGCACCAAGAGCTTGAGAAGTTTTCAGGCAAACAGAGTACGGAAGTTGGAGAGTTACGTAAAGTTGTTGACGATTACATCCAAACACAACTCTCAGTCCAACAAGCACCTCAACAACAGCAATACCAAGACGATAACGATGACGATGTAGATTTCTTTGTCGATCCCAAGACCGCTGTTAGTCGAGCTATAGACAACCACCCTAAGATAAAAGAAGCACAGGCTTACACACAACAGTACAAACAACAGGCTACTCTTGCACAACTCAAGTCTGCTCATCCTGAGATGGAACAGATACTGCAAGACCCTAAGTTTGCTGAGTGGATCAAGGGGTCAAAAGTCCGAACACAGTTGTTTGTTCAGGCAGACCAAGCGTACGATTACGATGCTGCTAACGAACTATTTAGTCTCTGGAAAGAACGGAACCAAGTAGTTCAACAGACTGCACAAGCAGAAAGAGAAGCACGTAAGAGTTCAGTGAAGACTGCATCAACAGGCAACGCTCGCGGAACAGCAGAGGGATCTCGTCGTAAAGTTTATCGTCGCGCTGACATTATTAAACTTATGAGAACTGACCCTGAGCGTTATCAGTCCATGTCGGACGAGCTACTTAAGGCTTACGCAGAGGGTCGGGTTCGATAGCCTAAAGGAGAATTACAATGGCTGGTGAAACCTCTGGTGCCTATTTTACAGCTAATGCTGTAGTAGACAAAACCGCTGCGGGTACTTTTATTCCAGAAATCTGGAGTGACGAAGTAATCGCTGCTTATCAAAAGAACCTGAAGATGGCTCCCCTTGTCAAGCGTCTCGCTATGACTGGCAAGAAGGGTGACGTTATTCACATTCCTAAGCCCATCCGTGGTGCTGCATCTGCTAAGGCAGAAGCTGTAGCAGTTACGATTCAGGCTAACCTTGAGTCAGAACTGACTGTCACTGTTGACCGTCACTTTGAGTACTCACGTTTGATTGAGGACATCGTAGAAGTACAGGCTCTGTCTTCTCTGCGACAGTTCTACACCGAAGACGCTGGCTACCAGCTTGCTCTTAAGGTAGACACTGACCTCATCAACGCTGCTACTGGTTTTGGTGACGGTACTCGTACTGCTACTCCGACTGATGGCGCTAACTGGGAAAACAGCAACGCCTACTACGTTAACGGCACTAGCGGTCTAGCTGCTTACGCTGACGACACCGTTGCTACTGGCGACAACTTTACTGACCTCGCGCTTCGTGAAGCTATCAAGCTCATGGACGATGCTGACGTACCGATGGACTCTCGTGTACTGGTGATCCCACCTGCTGCTCGTAAGTCAATCATGGGTATTGATCGCTACGTGTCTTCTGATTTCGTAGGTGGTCGTGGTGTTGAGTCAGGCCTCATCGGTAACCTCTATGGTGTAGATGTTTACGTTTCTAGCAACGCTCCTACTCTTGAGACTGCTGCTCAGAACTCAGGCGGTTCTATCGCTGTACGTGGCTGCTTGTTCTTCCACAAGGACGCCCTTGTAATGGCAGAGCAAATGGCTGTACGTTCGCAGACTCAATACAAACAGGAGTATTTAAGCACTCTGTACACTGCCGATACCCTCTACGGTGTCGAAACGT